AACGTACGTAAAAGGATTTATTATTAATGTCTGCACTATCTGATGAATATATCAAAAATTTTTCTAAAGAGAGAAAAGCTTTATTTAATAAAAGATTTAGTGATGAATATGATCCTAACATGTCTGAACGTTCTAATATTATAAGAATACTTGAAAAGATGAGAGAGCTTGGTTTAGCAGAAGGAGGACGTATTGGTTTGAAAGATGGGCTGCCACCAAAACTTAGAAAACTTTATGAACGTATGTTAAAACATGATGATCAACCAACGACAATAGATAAATCAATATTAAGAGATTTAATAGAAGCAATTGAGGGTCAAGGAGCATCTCCAAATTACAATATTAAAGAAGACTTACCTAAAGAAGTAGCTGTAAAAGACGGAGGACGTATTGGTTTGAAAGAAGGTTTAGGTTCTTTTGAAACTAGTGACCCTAAAGAGGCTATGAAAGAAGTTGTTAAAAGATTTCTTGAAAAAAATATCAAAACAACAACCGTTCCAATCACAGAAAATTTATTCTTGAACCTTGATCCAGGTATAAGTGATGTTGAACTAGGTGGTATTATGAAAATACTTGGAGGAGAGTTAGGCTTTGGTGCTAGCAAAGATAAAGGGATAGGTTTTAATTTTAAAAAAGAATTTAATAAAGGTGGACGTGTTGCTTATCAAGAAGGAACACCAAATAGACAACTTTATGAAACTCCAGTCACCGATGTAATTAAATCAGTAAATGAAAAAACTATAGATGCAATACAAAAAGGTGGAGAATTATTTGATAAATATTCTGGTATAGGTGACATAGATGCTGAAATAAGAAGTTTTCCTGGTTCTTTTGATGATGCAACTGGTCAACCTTCCAACTTTAGACATCAAGCTGCATCAAATCTTTTAGCTGAGGCATTAGGAAAAGGTAAAGCAGGTCCTCTTGGATACATATCAGGTGGCGTAGGGTCTTTAGCTTTAGGGACAGGAAAAGAAGTAATAGATTTTTTTAAAGGAGTTCTTGATGAAAATACAACTACTAAAGAAGCTTTTGATCAAGCTATTGAAGACACTATAAGTAATTTCAAAGGAGCCTTTGCTCCAGCAGGAACAACCACTCAAGATTTATACGATGAATTAATGGCAGGTTACATACCAATAGATCCTTTTGGTATGGATAGAACAAGCCTTTTAAGATCACAACAGCTTTTTGCACAAAGAAAAAAAGCACTTGAGGATGCAAAGAAAAAACAAAAAGATACAATTACTCCTATAAAAAAACCAACTAAAACTGTAACAGGAACCACGAAACCTGGAACTGGAGGTGGGGGTTTCACTCCAACTACTACAGCTCAAAATGTTGCTAGAACGGCAAGTAGAGTTGATTCAAGTGGAAACGTAAAAGCCTATGGTCTAGCAAAAGGTGGACTAGCTAGAATGTTAGGAGAGTAATGGTTAAGAAACTAACCACAACAATACCACCATTACGTGGACCTAATCCACAAGGGTTGAATATTCCTTTAAAACAAGTTAAAACCGTTAAACTGGAGAAATTAAATGGCAGAAATAGACAAGGGTCTTCCGAATACTCGAACGAAACTAGAGATTCCTTCGCAAGAGGAAATCGAAGAAGTTAGTGTTCAAGAACCAATAGACGATAAAGGACCAATAGAAGTTATACCTGAAGAAGACGGTGGTGTAACGTTAGACTTTGAACCAGGTGCAATCAATGTTCCCGGAACCGAGAATCATTTTGATAACTTAGCAGACATATTACCTGATGATATTTTAGAACCAATAGGTTCTGACATGGTTAACAATTACATGGACTACAAAGCTTCAAGAAAAGATTGGGAACAATCTTATACACAAGGTTTAGATCTGTTAGGTTTTAAATATGAAAATAGAACTGAACCATTTCAAGGAGCAAGTGGTGCAACACACCCAGTTCTTGCAGAAGCAGTAACACAATTCCAAGCACAAGCTTACAAAGAATTATTACCAAGTGACGGACCTGTTAGAACACAGATCATAGGAATTAAAAATCAACAAACTGAATCACAATCACAACGTGTTAAAGATTACATGAATTATCTAATTATGGATCAAATGAAAGAGTATGAAGAAGAGTTTGATTCTATGTTGTTTCATTTACCACTTGCAGGTTCTACATTTAAAAAAGTTTATTATGATGTACCGTTAGGTAGAGTAGTTTCTAAATTTGTACCAGCAGATGAATTAGTTGTGCCATACACTGCAACAAGTATTGATGATGCAGAGTCCGTAATACACGTTGTAAAAATGTCAGAAAACGAATTACGAAAACAACAAGTAACTGGTTTTTATGTTGATGTAGAGTTAGCACCACCAAGTAGTGTTGAACAAAACTCTGTAGAGAAAAAAGAAAAAGAATTAGATGGTACTAAAAAATCTGGTAAACAAGAAACAATATACACTCTGTTAGAGTGTCATGTGAACTTAGACCTAGAAGGTTTTGAAGATCAAGGACCCGATGGACCTACTGGAATTAAATTACCATACATTGTAACTGTTGAGGAAGGAAGTAGAACAGTTCTAGCAATTAGAAGAAATTATGCGCCCAACGATCTAAAGAAAAATAAAATCCAATATTTTGTTCATTTTAAATTTCTTCCAGGTTTAGGATTTTATGGCTTTGGATTGATCCACATGATTGGCGGATTAAGTAGAACTGCAACAGCTGCTCTCCGTCAATTATTGGATGCTGGTACGTTATCAAACTTACCTGCTGGATTTAAACAAAGAGGAGTAAGGGTTAGAGATGAAGCATCTCCAATACAACCGGGTGAGTTTAAGGATGTCGACGCACCAGGTGGAAATCTAAGAGATGCTTTCTTTCCGTTACCGTACAAAGAGCCGTCACAAACATTATTAAATTTATTGGGTGTAGTTGTATCAGCTGGTCAAAGGTTCGCTGCTATTGCTGACATGCAAGTGGGTGATGGTAATCAAGCTGCTGCAGTTGGAACTACAGTTGCATTATTAGAACGTGGTTCACGTGTCATGTCTGCAATACACAAAAGATGTTACGCAGCTATGAAAGATGAATTTAAATTATTAGCAAAAGTTGTTGCACAATACTTACCACCTGAATATCCGTACGATGTTGTTGGTGGACAGAGAAATATTAAACAAGCTGACTTTGATGATAGAATAGACGTTGTACCAGTTGCAGATCCTAATATATTCTCAATGTCACAAAGAGTGACTCTTGCACAAACACAATTACAACTTGCAACATCCAATCCACAGATACACAACTTGTATCAAGTTTATAGAAACATGTATGAAGCAATCGGTGTGAAAAATGTAGATGCAGTTCTACCACCACCAGCCCCAAATGCACCAATGGATCCAAGTATGGAACACATAAATGCTCTAAATGGAAAACCTTTTCAAGCTTTTCCTGGTCAAGACCATAGAGCTCATATCACTGCACACTTAAACTTCATGTCAACTAATATGGTTAGAAATAATCCTGCGATTATGGGTGCAATACAAAAAAATATTCTAGAACACATCAGTCTAATGGCTCAAGAACAAGTACAATTAGAGTTTAGAGAACAAATGCAAGAGATGATGTTGATGCAACAACAAGCAGCAATGAATCCAATGGTACAACAACAGCTACAAATGATGACAAATCAGATTGAAGCTAGAAAATCTGTTTTGATTGCAGAGATGACTGAAGAATTTATGAAGGAAGAAAAGAAAATTACTTCACAGTTTGACAATGATCCACTGTTAAAATTAAAATCTAGAGAAGTTGACCTACGTGCTATGGAAAATGAGCGTAAAAGAGACAATGATAAAGCTCAAGAAGACCTTGCAAGAGCAAGATTAATGCAATCAGGTGAAAATTTTGACGAAAAACTAGAGCAGAATGAAGATTTAGCTAAATTAAGAGCTGGAGTTAGCCTTGCAAAGCAAGGAATTCAAGATGCTAAGATAATGATAGACGATTAATTATGCCATTGACAGATAAAGGTAAAAAAATTATGAAATCTATGAAGAAACAATATGGTAAGAAGAAGGGAGAAACTGTTTTCTATGCATCTCGTAACAAAGGTGTTATAAAAGGTGTAGAAAAAACTAAAAAAAGGAGCAAAAATGCAAAAGCTTGATAAAATACAAGAAGTTAAAGTTGCAGAGCAGAGTATTGAAGTAGATCCTAGATCAAAAACTACTGCTGACCAAGCATTTAACTATATTGCTACAGGAAAACCTGAGATGCCAGTTGGTGGTCAGAAAAGAATGTTGCCAGAAAAGAAAAGAAATTCTAAAGCGTACTAATTATGTGGTTTCAGGCGATTAAATTAGCCGTTTCTGCAGGAAGTAAAATTTACGCTAACAAGCAGAAGGCAAAAGTAGCAATGTCAGACGCACAACTGTTACATGCAGAGCGTCAAGCACGAGGTGAGGAAGCTTACCAAGGAAAACTGCTAGAAGCTCGTCAATCAGATTACAAGGACGAGGCGGTTTTAATAATTCTTACGTTGCCCATCTTGGTGCTCGCATATGGAGTCTTTTCAGATGACGTGCAAGCTATGGACAAGATAAAAGTTTTCTTTGAGCATTTCCAGTCGCTCCCGTCATGGTTCACAAATCTTTGGATCCTTGTGGTTGCGAGCATATATGGTATAAAGGGCACACAGATTTTTAAAAACGGAGGCAAAAAATAATGCGAAAAGATTATAGACAAAATTACAGAGCGGGAACTAATCCGTTTGGAAGAAAATCTAATCTACAAAGGATAGCTGAGACCTTCGGACCTAAGAAAAAAGTTAAAAAAAATAAAAAACCTACTAAAAGAATGTTTGCTAATAAAGGTGGTGGAGCTGACACTGGTACAATGGGTGAACTAAAAAGTAAATTAGCCGTTTTATCTGATAGAATGAGAAAAATAAAAATTCCAGAAAAACTTACTGATGAAGATAAAAAAAGAATAAATGATTTATTGAAAAAACAAATGGGTGGAGGATCACCTTTTATAAACGCTGTACAAAAAATTATGAGAGAAAGAGAACCTGGTAACACAAGGTTTAGTAATACTGATATTCAATTAGCAAAAGACGCACTAAAACGTGGTATTAAACCTAGTGAAATGAAAAAAGGTGGACTAGCTAAAAAGAAAAAGAAATTTCCTGATATGTCTGGAGATGGTAAAGTAACTATGAAAGATGTATTAATGGCAAGAGGTGTAATACCTAAAAAGAAAAAAACTAAGAAGAAGGTAATCTAATGACTAAACTATGTCCTAGAGGTAAAGCCGCAGCAAAGCGAAAATTTAAAGTGTACCCCAGTGCATATGCTAATGCATACGCTAGTAAAATTTGTGCAGGTAAAATTAAAGATCCTAGTGGTGTAAAGAGAAAAGATTTTAAAGGACGTAAACCAGCTATGGGTGGTGGCATGATAAAACGTGCATCTTACATGGGTGGTGGTTTAACTGAGGCAACTGCCAAATTAAAAAGACAAGGTTTAAAAGCTGGATCTGTAGCTAGAGGATGTGGTGCTATCATGAAAGATCGTAAAAAGAAAACAAGGATGGTATAATGAGTAAAATTTATAACGAAGATAAAATAATTAAATTAGATCCATTGAGTTCTAAATTAGATGACGCTGGTTTCAAAGGTGGTGTAGCTAAAAGAAATGCCATTAAATTAAAAAATTTTAAGAAAAAAATTCAAAAAATTCCTAACAAAAATTTTAGAGAAGACAAAATTTATGAACTTTCTACGGGTAAAAAAGGAAGTATAGTAAGTGGTAAAAAAAATAAAGAGAAAGCAATTAAAGAACAAACATCAATAGCAGGTAAAATGACTGCCAAAGGTGATGAGTATTTACCACCTTTTAGAAAAGGTGGAAGAGCAATGTTAAAAGGCGGTGGAATCTGTAAAAAAGGAATGAATAGGAAAGCCGTCGGAAAGAATTCGTAATGGCAGGACTAAAAGAATGGTTCAAGCAAGATTGGGTAGACATTGGAGCCAAGAAAAAAGGCGGAGGTTTTAAAAAATGTGGAAGAAAATCTGCAAGTGGATCAAAAAGAAAATACCCCAAATGCGTGCCTGCTGCAAAAGCCGCCCGAATGACAGAATCGCAAAGGCGTTCTGCGGTTGCGAGAAAAAGAAATAAAGCTCAAGGTGTAGGTGGAAAACCTACAAACGTTTCAACATTTGCAAAAAGGAAAAAAGCTATGGGTGGTGGTTTCATGGCAAGGAGAGCATCATATGTCTAGAAATGATTTTGGTTTAAGGTTTGGTGAACCTAAACAATATTTTGGTAATGTGTCTGATGGCAGACAAGCATTAGCTAATGGTGGTAGAGCAAGAGATAAACAACCACCTAAAACTAAAAAGTATTTCAGATCTACAAAGTCTGGAGCAGGGATGACTAAGGCTGGGGTCGCCCGATATAGAAGAGAAAATCCTGGCTCAAAACTAAAAACAGCGGTCACTGGCAAAGTTAAGGCAGGATCAAAAGCTGCAAAGAGACGTAAATCGTTCTGCGCACGTAGCGCGGGACAGATGAAGAAGTTTCCTAAAGCCGCAAAAGATCCTAACTCAAGACTAAGACAGGCTCGCAGAAGATGGAAATGTTAATATGAGAAAAGCTAAAATGGGTGGTGGTATGATGAGAAAAGACACCATGATGAAAAAAGGTGGAAAGATTCCTCCACAATTAAAAAAGTTCGTAATGGCTAAAAAGAAAAAAGCCAAAATGAAAAAAGCAAAAGCATAATGAAAAAAGCAAAAGCAAAAATAAAGAAAGTGATTAAAGGTTTGAAGAAAGCATCGAAGTTACATGCTGGTCAAGCTAAAACACTACAAGGAGTTATAGGTGGCCGATCCAAAAAAAGGAACGGGTAAAAAACCTAAAGGCTCAGGTAGAAGATTATATACGGACGAAAATCCTAGAGATACCGTCCGTATAAAATTTGCAACACCATCAGATGCGAGAGCAACTGTTGCAAAAGTCAAACGTGTTAACAAACCGTTTGCAAGAAAAATACAAATATTAACGGTTATGGAGCAAAGAGCTAAAGTAATGGGTAAAAGTAAAGTTGCTTCAATCGCTAAGAAAGGAAAAGATGCAATTAGAAAACGTCATAACAAAACTAATTAAATTTATAAATACTAGACTAGAGGCACTATCGGTTACGATTACATCTGGAGGTGTTGACAGTATGGAAAATTATAAGTATATAATAGGACAAATCAACGGCTTAGAAGCCACGAAACAGGAACTCTCTAACCTGCTAAACGATAAGGAGCAAAATGAAGGAACAGTCATCGATATTAAAACCAAACAATGATTTGATTGGTGTAAAGCCGTCTAAAAAAGAAGAACCAAAATTACCAAAACCAACCGGTTGGAGACTTTTAGTTTTACCTTTCAAGATGAAAGAAACAACTAAAGGTGGATTAGTATTAGCTGAGACAACTTTAGAGAGGCAACAAGTTGCATCTCAAGTGGGATTAGTTATGGCCATGGGTTCACAATGTTACAAGGATAAGGAGAGATATCCTGAAGGTCCATGGTGCAAGGAGAAAGATTGGGTTATGTTTGCACGTTATGCAGGTAGCCGAATCAAAATTGATGGTGGGGAAATGCGTCTGCTAAACGACGATGAAGTGTTAGCAACAATTGATAGTCCAGAGGA